ATCTACACTTCTAGCTTCGTCGGCAGCGTCAGATGTGTATAAGAGACAGGTTTCCCTCTTCGGGGTCCTCCTTCGCGGCCGCGAGGTCGAAGGACGCCACGGTGTCCAGCCAATGCTCGAAGTCGGGAAGATTGCGGCCGGCCATGCGCAGGGCGGCATATGCCGCGTAGGCTCCGGACCTTACGGGGGATTGGGTGATTGGCCCCCAGCCGGCCTCGATGGCGTGCGCTTCGGCCTTGCAGGTGGCGCGCATCGTGATCGGCACGAGCTCGTGCTTGCCGTCCGTGTAGGTGATCCGTGTGGTTGCCATGTCATTTTCCTTTCACTTGTTTCAATGTCTTGTCGATGAAGTCCTTGTAGACCTGCCGCCATTGGCTCTCGGTTGAGGCGACGCCGTTGTTGACGAAGAGCCGGGGCTTGATGTGGCGTGCGGGCCAGCCGTAGTTGATGGGGCCGGCGTATGGCACGGCCTTGCGGCCGGCGCGGATGACGCCGGCGCGTTTCGTCGCACCGACGCGGAGGCTGCCGGCCAACCTGCCGGTCTTGCCGCGCGGGGCGAGGTTGCGGACCGCTGGCAGTGCTATCTGCGCGGCTTCGCGGTTCACTTCCTTCAGGTCGTCCATGTCCGCGCCGGCCTTGCGCATCGTCTGCACGAAGCGTCTCTGGCCGACGACCATCAGCGCCTTGTCCGCCATCACTTGCCCTCGTATGCGGCGTGTGCGACGTTCGTGACGGCGAAACTCAGATCGGTCGTGTTCTTGGACTTGACGTCGCCGCCGATGGCGATTGGCGCGATGGTGACGTTGAAGGTCCATTGGATCTTGCCGTTCTTGTTCGGTACGAACTGGGCCGGCAGCGTTTCGCCCTTGTGGTCGAAGAGCCAGACGGCCAGACCGTCCTCGCTGAAGTCGTCGCCCACGGTGCCCTCGAACGTCCACGTGGTCGTGGTGTTCGTTTCCTCTGATCCGTCGAGGTAGGTGGTCGGGTCGTCGCTGCTGTTCGACGGGTTCAGCTGCGCCTTGGTCAGGTCGGCGCTGAAGTCCCTGCCGTTTGTGGTGTCGGTGATTTTGAAGATGCCTGGGCCGAGCGTGCGGATCTTTCCAGCCATGATTGTTTCCTTCCTATTCTGTTTCTTCGATTTCCAAAGCGTTCAATGTGACCTGGTAGGCCGCGAGCGTGCCGACTCCGGCCAGGCTCCAGCTTGCCGGTGTGGCCTTCTGCAGGTTCAGGCCCTTGTCGGCGAGCCGGTCGAGTGCGGCGAGGATGTCATCGACTGCGGATGGCTGCGTGGCCGGCGTGCCGGCGATGATGTCCAACGTCCAGACCGGTTCTGGCGGGCCCCATGATGGCCATTCCACGGTTGGCGGTTCGATGAACACCGCGACTTTGCCGGCTGTCGGGCGGATCAGTTGGGCGTCGATGCTGACGCTGCTGACCAGTCCATCGAGCATGTCGGTGAGCGTGTTCATCAGCGCGGCGCGTTGTTCCTGGATGTTCATGCGATCACCATGCCCCCGGTGAGCACGCCGGCGGCGCGGAGTTTCGGCCAGACCGAGCGGAGCGGGTCGGTGGAGATCCTGAATGGTTCCACGGTCGAATCGCCCACGTCCATCACGCCCAGGCGCGCGTCACGCATGTTGAACAGGTCCGCCGCGCAGGAGACGATGCAATCGGCCAGCAAATCGTCATCGACGGCGGCGGTGCCGACCGCGTGCGCGACGTATCGGCGCGCCGCCGCGAGTTTGACCGTGAGCCGTTCGTCCTCTCCGTCCGGCACTCCAACCTCGTCGCGGAGCCGTTGCAGCAGGATGTTGTCAGCGATCATCATGCCGTGGCGAACTTCACCGGAATCAGGCCGTCCGCATGGGTCGTGGCCACCGCCATGTATCCGTAGACGCTGTAGCTGTTGGTCAGGCCGGTCACGTTCCCGTCGGTCAGCTGCGCCGGGCCGCCGGATTCCCAGACGGTCACGGCGGCGGGGTCGATGAAGCTGGCCAGTCCTGCGTCGGCGTTCGGCAGCAGCACGACGGGGACGCGCATGAACGTGCCGGCCACGCCGGTCAGGTCGAAGCTGCCGATGGTGTCGGTGCCGTCGCCGCTGAGGTTGAAGAAACGGTCGCCGGTGTCCTTGAGCCTCACCAGCGCCTTGAGCACGTCCTTGGAGACCGCGAGGCGTGTCAGCGACACGTTGCGGTCGTCGGCCAGCTCGGATGCGTCGATGATGAGGGACACCCAGTCGTCGATGGTCATTGATGCCAGCTGAGGGGCGTCGATCTTGTTGGCGTCCTTGGACGCGTCGCGTTGCGCCTTGATCTCCGCGTACAGGTGGTCGCGCACGGCCTTCTCGGTGGCCTTCGCGTAAGCGTTCTGCAACGCGGTGATCGCGGTGTTGAGCATCGGCGTGGTGCTGCGTTCGATGGTCTGGCGGCTCAGGGTGGTGTAGCCGCCGTAGGTGTCGATGCTGGCGGTCTTGGTGCCGAAGGTGACTTTTCCGAAGGAAAGCTCTGAGCCTTCCGTCTCCTGTTTGCCGACGGCTGTGGTGTCGGAGGTCACGACATGGTATTCCATGCTCATGCCGGTCGCCGGGAGCGTGTCATGGGTCAGGAGCTGGGAGACCTTGCGGCGGTCCTCGATCAGTTTGAGGTCGTCGGCGATCCAGGTGGCGGTGTTGCCGGTGTCCTTGGTGGAAATCAGGTCGCGGCATTCCTTCATCACGGCCATGGCCTGTTCGTCGCCTCGCGCGAGGGCCTGCATGTATTCGCCGTGGCTCCGGTACGCCGCGCCGATGGCAGCCGGTGCCGGTTTCGCGCCCATCTTGCTGATCTCGGCCTTGATGCCGCGCTGTTCCTCCTGCATGGACTGTATCAGGTCCATCAGTTCGTTGTTGTTCTCCATGGTTTCCTTCCTTTGTTCCACGGCTGGTGCCGCTGATTTGGTCATTTTCGCGTTCTGGTAGGCCGGCCAGCTCACGATGCTGGTCTCAAGCAGACGGACCTTGCGGCGGTGGGTGATGCCGTCGCGGTCCTTCTGCGATTCGATCGGGACGAAGCCGACCGAGAAGCTGTCGAGCACGCCGTCACGTATCAGGGTCATGGCGTCGCGGCCGCGTGCCGTGTCGCTGATCCGCGCGGTGATGTGCAGTCCGTCGTCCCTGCTTTCCGCTTTGGTGATCCGTCCGATGGTCTCGCCGTGCTCGAAGCACAGTTTCGCCTCGTCAAGCCCATCGAAAGAGCAATCGCGGTCGAAGGTCTCCGCGCCGTCCCACGTATCGATGATGTCGCCGAACGGCACCGCGACGCCCTCCACCGTCGATGCCCCGGCGTCGTCGGCCGAGCGGAGCGTCAGCCCCTTCCAAGCGATTTCACGTTTCTCGATGTTCATTGTTCCTCTCCTTTCACGAGCGCCGGCAGCCCTTCCTTGCGCCTCACGTCATCGACGGTGAGGAAACCGGCCTCGATGGCTGTCTTGTAGGCCGTGTATCGGTCGCTCATATTCGCGCGCTGCGAGCTGTCCCAGTCGAACTTCGCGGTCCGGCCGCGCGGCAGGAGCCGGTTGAAGATCTCCTCGAGTTCGCCGGTGTAGGCCGCCAGCGTGTAGTCCGCGAACTCTATCCACGACTGTTCGATGTTGCTGTAGGTGAGGTTCGAGCCATCGACGGCGGCGAGCATGATGCTTGCCGGGATGCCGAGCAGACGGGCGATCTGCGTGGTATCGAACTTCTGGGTCTCGAGGAACTGCAGGTCTGCCGGCTTAAGTGAGAGCGGCACGTATTCCAGGTTCTTGCCGACTACCTTGATGTCGCCGGCCTCGCCCGACGCCTTCCATGATGCCTTTGCCTGCTGCGCGGCTTCCTGTGTGATGTTCTCTGATGTGCGCAGATAGCCCTTGAGGTTCGAGCCGTCCGTGAAGAACTTCGCCTTGTAGTCGCGCGCGAGCTGCGCGGCCTCGATCTCCTCGCGTGCCGCCGAGATGGGGCCGAGGCCGCGAAGACGTCCGGGCACGTTGAGGAACTTGCTGTGCACGACGTCATCCGCCGTGTAGGTGCGGCCGAGATAGGAGAACCGCAGGTCAGGCCGCGCGGGGTCGTCGCTTTCGTCGGTGACGGTCACGTATTGCGGCGGCAGCACCTCGCATGTCACGATCTCGCCCTGCCAATCGCGCACGATGCGGGTGAACGCGTTGCCGTCGAGCACGAGAGAGGCCACGATGTCGGCGATGAAATCACGGCGTGAACGGCTCACGTCCGGCTGCAACACCATGGGGCTCACGTCCGGCAGGTCACGGCCGCCGCGCTGCTCCACGATCGGGAGTCCGGTGATGGCCGTCTGCAACACCTGCACGCCACGGAAAACCGTGGACAGTTGGAGCGGTTCGGTGGCCGAACTCCGTGACGGCGGCTTGACGCCTTCCGGCATGTCCGTGCCGTCCGCGCCGCGCGTGAGCACTCGGCCGGCGAGCTTCATTCGTTTCCAAAGATTCATGACGCCGAGAATATGGCCGTGGTCCCGTCACGGCCAAAAAAACGGTGACATTCAGTGACATTCGGTGACAAACGGTGACAAACGGTGACAAACGGTGACATGTCAGAAGATTTGCAACGTGCCGTCAGATGGCAGGTGATGCGCTCCCCACGCCGCCAACATGCATGATTCAATCGGCGAGGTCAGCCCGGTGCTGCCACGCCGTGTGACGCGCCACGCGTCGCCGCTCCACGTCCTCGCGCAGCTGGCCGCGCTTGCGTCGAGCTCGGTATCGGCGGCATGGCGAATCAGCCGGTTCTGCAAACCGCTGACGAATGCCTGGCCGACCGCGAGGTAGTCGGATGATTGCATGGCGATCAGTTCGATCAGTGGGTCGCCGGCTTCGTCGGTCATGGATGCGAGCCGGTCGTGCAGGTCGGCGTTGGGCCCTTTGCAGTCCATGACCAGGGGAGCGTGGTAGGTGTCGCAGATTCTCATGATCTCGGCGGGTGCCATGCCGGTGCCGTCCAGGACTTCGAGCAATTGCACGGTCACGGTGCCATCATGGTCGAGGATCGCGGCCGAGATGGACGTGTTCGTGGCATCCACATCGACGGCCGCGGCTATCACCACGGGTCGGCCGTCGATCCGGTCCGGCGTGACCGGCGTGGCCAACGTCGATTGCCACAGCTGGTCGGGGATGACGCGCTCGGCCACTCCGTTGTCTCGCCGGTTGCCGAAGGCGCGCGCCCAACCGGCCTCGTTGCCGGCGAACTGCTCACGGAAGTCGCGCAATTGGCGGATGTCCCAGAGCAGGCCGGCGGCGGGATGCCATTTCAGGATCGTCTGGAAGTCCTCGGGGTCGGCGTCGTCGGGGATGCCGAAATCGAACCAGCAGGTGCGTTTCGGCACGTTACCGGCGCGGAAGGAATCGAGCAGGCCGTTGAGGAAAGTGGAATCTGCCGTGCCTTCGGTCGAGGTTATCCAGATCTGGGGCTGGACGCCGGTGAAATGAAGTCTCGTGTTCATGGTCGGTGCCATGCCGTCGAGGATCAGTTTGCCGGTCTCTTCGTCCAGGCTGAACGCCTCATCGATGGTGAACTTGTCCATCTGCGTGCCATGGCCGGCCACTTTGGTCACGGCCAGCGGGCAGATGAAGCTGCCGTTTCCGAAACGCTGCTCCATCCCGCCGTTGGAAAGCCTCGGCTTGAGGGCGAACGGCGCGAGCCTTGATTTTGAGAGCTGCTGCACGAAGTCCTTGAAATGCTTCTCGGCGTCCTTGCCGGTCTGCGCGAGGTAATAGATCTTCCGGTCTGGGCCGAGCAGAGCGTTGCGTGTGTCCTCGGTATCGATCAGCGTGCTCTTGCCGCACTGGCGCGGAGTGGAAAGTACCACACGGTCGTAATAGTACGTTCCGGTGGCAGGGTCGATTTCCCCGGCCACGTCGGCCACGTATCGTTGCCATGGCAGCAGCGGCTTGCCGAGCATCTCGGCCGTCCTGGCCACGATCGCGCCGTCTGTCGGCCGTGATTCGTCGCGTTTCGTGCCGCCGCGCATGAGCATGGTCACAGTCCGGCCTTCGCGTCGGCGATGAAGTCGGCCAGCGTCGGGTCGAGCTGCGGCTGGTCCGGATACATCGACTTGAGTTCCTGGAACCATGTGAGCAGCGAGGTCATGTTACGGCTGATTTCGCGTCCCTTGCCGTTCTGGAGGTCGATGTTCCTGGCGATCGAGAGCATCGACTTGCAGATGTAGGTGGCTTCCGGCGTCAACGTCTTGCCATCCACGAAGCTTTTGATGAGATTCAGGGTCGCCTGCTCCTGAAGGCCGATGATGCCGTAGGGATGCGTGTATTCCTCGAAACCTTCCAATATTCCTTGATTCATGTTTGTTTTTCCTTGGTTTTCCAACGTTTTTCCACTTTTTTGCATGGTTCTGGGGGGAGAAAAGACTTGGCGCGGGGTCTTCGGGCGGTCGACTGTTTAAAAAACCGCTACCAGCGTGGCCGAGCCGTGTCGTCGCCGTGCCTCAGGCCGAGAGCGGCGAGCCTTTGCCGTCTCGCGGCCATGCGGGCATCCACCGCCTGCTGCGTGAGGTGCAGCGAGTACCATTGCTGCGCCGTCCGATACTCCTGGTGCGAGAGGTCGAGCGCGAACGTTTCGGATGCCGGCGTCTCGATGACATGCACATCGTAGTCCAGTGCTATCCATTCCGATAGCATGTCGGGATGGCGGCGGGAGCGTGGCAGCGTGCGCACCAGCCACACATCCAACGGCTCGGAGCTCTTGGCCAATGTGCGTGCCGCACCGTCCCATGCCATCGCGGCGGCGAGGCGGAGCCCATCGGTCGCTTTGGATTGCGTCGGGCACAGGTCGCGCAGCAGACTGTCGAAGCTGACCACGATGCTGTCACGGCGGAGCATGGACTGCATGGCCATGCCGAAGTCGGCTCGTGGCGGTCCGATGACGACATGCATCGTCGCGCCGTATCCTGACAGCACGCGGTCCTGGCGCATCGCGTTGCAGTGCTTGCAGGCGCGGCGCAGGTTCGCCACGGTGTCCTTTCCGCCATGGCTGAACGGGATGATGTGGTCATCCTCCGTCGCCGTGATGGAGCAGCCGGGCATGCCGAGCCAGCAGCGGTTGCCCCATGTCGCGATGACCTTCGATCTGATGCGCGGGTCTACCGTTTGCCTTCTCATGCCTTCTTGCCTTTCTCTCGTTGGGTGAGTATCCAACAGTTCACGTCCTGTTCCGCGTACCGGATGGCGTTGCCGATACGGATGGGCGGAGGTCCGATGATCGGGACCGACTGCCGCCACCGGATCAGCGTGCGCTGGCTGACGCCCAACCGTTCGGACGCCTCAGCAGTGCTTAACATCCTGATGCACGTCACGATCTCGCCTTGCTCCTGAGCAGCAGCGCGATCTGTTCCAGCTTCGCGGCGACAATCGGCCAGTCGGCCTGCGAGATGTCCGACCAGACCATGCGCGGCCCGTCCGGGCAGATGATGTTCTGGCCTATCTCCACGTCACCGGGCTGCGGCAGGTCGTGGTCCTCGATGTCCAGTGCGATGCAGATCTGCGGTTTCAAAACAGCGTCTCCTCTTTGTCCGTATGTGCCTGTTTCCGTGGATGGAATGGCGTGTATGTCGTGGCCCACTTGCGGAAGTCACGGCAGTCGATTCGGAACGTTCCGCAGCGATATATCGGCAGTCCCTGTGATTTGAGGGCCAAGACGGCGTAGACGTTTGGCTCGTTCAATGCGTGCGTGATCTGCCAGATTTCGATGTCGGTCCGTTGGTTGTTCGATGCGATTCTGTCCACGGCATCCGCGAAGCCGAGCATGAGTTGTTTCCTGGATTCGGCGGGATAGTGCAGTACCTCGCTCAACGATGGCTTAATCGACATCGACAACATACCCCCACATCCCACACCATTTCGCGATCGGTTTCAGCAGAGCAACGGAATCGTACATCTTGCCTCCTGTTGGCGATTTGTAGACCGGTTTCGGAGCCTTGCCGAACGCGAGCTTGAGAGCGAACTGGAGCTGATTGTCGTTCAAGCCGGAAGTCTTCAGGAGCTGTTGACGTGACGTGTTCGCCTTACTCTTGATGTTCCGGTCAATCATCGGGAGACTCAACGCAATCTGTGCTTTCAGTTTCTCGGGGAATGTAGCCTTACTCATTTCCTTATCCTTTCCGTAGCTTTCGGTTGGTGAGCGCTTGAGAGGTCAAGACCTTTGGAATCTGCTGATGGAAACGCTCGGCCGAGATTCCCCGGCCGGGCCGTCAACAGATTCCAAAGGTCTTGCAGAACGTTTCGGTCGGAGCCGCGCCGTCGATAACAAGAGCGGCCGAAGCCGCCGGGAATGGTCCCCAATCAGGCCACGGCCGAAGCCGTCTATGGTCGCCCGATTCCGCCTTAATCGACGGCCTGAGAGGGTCGGGAGCTAAATTTCGTCTCGCAAATGGCGCGATAGCCACGCGCCTGGCGTTGTCGGTCGCTAACCCGGCTCAGCGGTGGCAGGGGTACGCCGTACGCCCCATATGCCGTTAAGTTTTGTCAGTCGTCGTCGTTGAGGAAATCATCCAGAAGGACGATCGAGAGCACCAGCCCCAGCATGAACAACACGAAGGGGCTGAGCAGAATCAGAAGAACGATCTGGATGAAACGTTTCACTGCTCGAAGCATCGCGCTATCTGCCTTTCCAAGTCCTCAAGCTCGACGCCGTTGAACGGGACGCGCACCGTCATGCCGTCCTCCGTCTCGACGATCAGCTCGAAGAAGCAATGCCGTTTGCCGTCCACTCGCTTGACTGTGACGCTCATTCCTGGGCTCCTTCCCATTCACGGCGAGCTCGACGCGCGTGCGTCATCGCCTTGTTGATCGCGCCCTTCATCGCCTGAAGGTCGCCCATGTCCAAGCCATCGAACCCGAACGTGCTTCCGGCCACCTTGATGCGGCACTTGAAGGCGTAGGGATTGCCGCCGGTGCATTCCGACGGGTCGATGTCCTGCACATGGAAGTAATTGCTGGTGCATTCCGGATTGAAAACGCTCATTTCACTGCTCCTTGATTCATGGATTTAGGCTCCTTCCTCCGCAGCGATAGGCTTGTAATCGCACAAACCAAACCTTTCAAACAACGAAGGAAGGAAGAACAATGAGTGACGAAAACACGTTCGATTTCGCCCTTTACCTGGGAACGACCACGCCGCTTACCATCACCGGTGCGACGGCCTCCACGGTCAGTGAACTCTCCGAACGTCTGAAGTCCGGTGACAGCTTCATCCAGACCGTCAGGTTTCCCGACATGAGCATCCACGCCATCACCATCAACCCCAAGGCCGTTCCGTGGTGGCAGATCGACGCTGGCGACGTCGTGCTTCCTATGCAGATCTTCTAACGCCGCTGGGTCGTCGAGCGTGGCCGTGACACCACGCTTGACAATCGCGGCCTGCTCTGACGTCAACGCCTGATTATGGATGTACACGGCGCGGGCGTTAAGGACGATGCAGCCCTCGCCGACAATCCTCACCGATTCAGCCGATACGACGGCAACAGCACCCGAAGCGTCATGAATCAGCATCATTTCACCTCCAACGGAGCTCGCCCAAGGAGCACATCGGCGCTGACATGCAAAAGTTCGGCAAGCTCGTTTATTTCATTCGCGCTGAAAGAGATTCGGCCAGTGCATTTCTGCGAGACCGTGGACCGTGAGCAGCGCAATGTTTCAGCGACTTCTGCCTGTGTCAGGCCATTGAGCCCCATGAGACGTTTGACCTTTTCACCTACAGTGGGCGAATCTACTAAAATGTTTGTCACACTCACATCTAACCACGAATATAGTTAGACCTGCTCGTTCGGCGTGTCGTGTTCTATCTTTTTGTTAGTTTCGCTAAACTTATGTGCTATGACAACAGCAACAATCAGCCCTAAGGTCGCAGCTCAGGCCGAATCTGTCAGTTTGCAGGATATAGTCACGCGAAACATGAAAGTGGCCATGACTCTTCGCAATGTCAAACAAAAGGATCTGGCGAACGCTCTTGGTGTCGATAGGTCTTCGATTTCACAGAAGATGACTAGGCGAGTGGCATGGAGCCTTGAAGATATAGAAAAAGCCTCGGACTTCTTTCATGTGAAGCCCGAGGCGTTGGTAGCGGGGCATGGATTTGAACCATGGACCTCTGGGTTATGATCCCGACCGGCCCGAAAAATCAGGCGGCCAGAACCATAGCCGGGGTCTTCCATGCCCCGCCACCTAGGCGTAAGTCGTCAACATTGACGACAGGCAAACCTCCATTCCCATCGTTATCGTTACGGCGCTCGCCGATGATGCTGAGCGCCTTGGCCGGCGTGAGAGTCGGATCAGTCAGGACGTCAAGGGAGACGCCCACGAACTCAGCCGCCTTCCACATGTCATTCAGTGCCCAGTTGCTCTCTCCTGACATCATGCGGGAGAGATTCTGTGGGCGTCTGCCGATGTATTCGGCGAGGTCTTTTCTGTAGCGCCCTTCAAGCTGCATCAGCATATTCAGGTTCAAAATCGCTATGTCCTGCGGGCTAGCTGCAACCTTTGGGGCTGTCATAGTTACCGTCATGCCCTTAATGATACGCAAAAGTGATTAGTAGCGCAAGAATCTCAGCATGTTGAATCAAAATCAAGACACGCCGAGAGTGCTCGAAATCGATTAGTGCGTGATATGGTTAGCAACCATGAACGCCAATCAAAAACGATTAGTGACGCTTGAAGGTGATAACCCAGCGTCCCGCATCTCAGGACTGATCGAGATGCGTCATTGCCTTCAGAAAGACGTGGCGCTCGCCATCGGTATGAGCGAACAAGTTTTCTCCAACAAAATGAACGGCCTCCGATCCTTCTCTGCAAAGGATTACAAGGCGCTCGCCGACTTCTTCAACACCAGTGTTGACTACCTCATGGGCCGCACCCTCGACCCGTGGCCCACAGACAACCCCCAACCGGAAGGGGTGACGGCATGAGCATGTTCTTCTTCGACCGCGATGGCCGCGTCGAGATCATTCCCCGGAGTCCGGTGCCCCTGTCTTGCCCTTCGAGTCAGGAGCCGACCAAGGGTCGAGGTCTTCAAGGTCGATTCCGAGCATTTGCGAGGCGAATTGCTCGTAGGGGTAGCCATACTCCGCAGCGGTCGTCTGGATCATGTGAAGAGCCAGTATTCTTTCTTGGCGCAGGAGCGGACGCTTTCCTGGTAGTTGATACGGAAGCGCGACTCGTTCTGATCTATGACCCATCCTCAGGCGGGTTGGTGACTCTTTCCAGTCCAGCAGGACAACGGGCTTGCCGGCATCTTCCGTGGAGGTCGGCAAGATGATCGCCTCGAAACTCTCGCCCGGCTCCATCTTCCCCACGCTGTCCACGAAGTCGAACCCGCTCGGCTTCGACGTGTCCGGCACGGCCATGCGAACCGCGCATGAATCGTCCGCCGCTTTGATGGTGACGGCGTATGCGGTTCCGTCCCCGTCGTTGCGCCAGCGCACCAGCAGACGCGGACGCTGCAACCCGCACGTCACCAACAGATGCGCCATCGACTCGCGCGTCACCGAAAACTCATCCTTCTCATGGCGCAGGTCGGGGGCCGGCCTCGTATGCCAAGGCCACCACACCGTCACACCGGCGAACACCGCCGACACGGCGGCGCATCCCACCGAAACCCAAGTGGCGACATCCACGCTCGCACCCATGCATTCCTCCTCATTGAAAGAAGCAGTCATGACACACACTACAGCAACCACGGCGACCACAGGCAAGGGGGCGACGGCATGAAGGTGAAGGACAGGTACTGGGAGGTCGAGAACTCGATCCGCTTCGCGAACCCGGAGAAAGCGACCCGGCCGCTGCTGTGCGGGCCGAAAGTGTCCGAGGACGGCGTGCGTATCCGTCTGTGGCTGCGCGACCTCACGGGAACGGGGACTGGCGGCGCGATCGCCCTGCTGTCCCGCGACGAGGCGGCGGTCTTGGCGAATGCGATCGGCACTCGGCGCAACTGGGTCGGAGATAAGACCGACGACGCCTTGCCGCGCATCGGCGTGAGCGTCACCGAGACCTCCACGATAATCCGGTTCATGGAATGCGGGGGAGCGGGACACATCGCACTCCCTCTGGCGGATGGCGAGCGTTTGGCGTCGTGTCTGCACGACATGGCCGACGGCTGCTGGCGTGCCCACTGCGGATACGTGCCGGAGGCGGCGAAATGAGCGACAAGCTGAAGCGCCGTATCCTCATTGTCCTCGCCGGCGTGCTGGTTCTCTGTGGCGTGTCGATGGTGGTGTTGGCCGTCGTGCAAAGGGATGCGCGTATGGGCTTGTGGGGCGTGCTGTCCCTGCTGTTCGCGCTCAGCGACGTACTGCAAGCGTGCATAGTCCGTCGTCCCGAGTGCCCGAAACCTGTGGTCACTGTCGCGTTCGAGACACATGGCGATGGCGCGGACGGTACCGGCCATTGGGAGCGCATTGGAACACTCAAAGCCGATACCGTCCAGAATGGCGTCATTCCAGACCGCTCGCATCATCCGGGGCGGCATGAGATTCTGCGAGTCGAGAGCTTCGATGGCGACGTCAAAGCCGTTCAATCGTTCCTGAACGAGCATGACGCCGGCTATATCGCCGAGGTCACTCCTGAGCAGCCCATCATCGTTGAGGCATTGGGCAACAAGGCATGCGTCTACGTCACCAAGATCGTCCAATGCGAGCTGCGCGACGTTCTCCGACTGCTGGAGGCGAAATGAGTAACGCCTATGAGCGTCGTGGCGCACAGCTCAACATGGAAAGCCTTTACATACGCCACGACGTCATCAGCGAGCGCAAACTGGCAAGGCTTAACCCCGACCGTCCAGTTTCTTTTCGAGCCGGTCAAGCCGTAAGTCGATTTGGAACAACGCTTGGGCGATGTCCGCTAGGCCTTCGGTCATCCGTGACTCATAGGCATTTCTAGTGCTTGCCTGAGCCTGCTTGAACTTCGTTTCCGCTGAGCTCGCCCAGCTTGCAGCTCCACCCATTTGAATACTTCCTTTCCCCGCATGCAGCGGATTGTTTGTGTTGCAGCTTCAAGCCTACGCGGCACGGGGAAAGGGCCTTATCTTCCGAAAGGAACCCTCATGATCTGGTTCGTCATCTCCATCATCCTGCTGCTCTTCAGCGCCGCCGTCACCTGCGTCGCGATGTCCCGCGACGTCAAGGGGGCCGGCATCGGCCTCATTCCGGGCCTTGTCGGATTGCTGCTGCTGATCCCCGCATGTCTGTATTCCGTGGACGTGGGCGAGGTCGCGGTCATCCGCAACATGGGCGGCAGTCTGGCCGGTCATTCCGAAGATGCCGGCTTCCATTGGAAGACGCCGTGGCAGAGCGTCATCAAATACGACACCCGTAACAACCTCATCAACTTCTACAAGGACACCGATTACAAGTACGACGGCGGCAGCGCGGTCGGCAAGCAGGTCACCGTCAACGACAGGAGCGGTGCTTCGGCCGACATCGACATCCAAGTCAACTACAGCCTTGATCCGAGCGCGGCCGAATACCTGTACTCGGAGTATGGCAAGCAGCAGACGTTCACGCAGAACTACATCAGCAACGATCTGCGTTCAGTGGCGCGCGAACAGTCCGGCCGGTTCGACACCCTGACGATGCTCACCAATCGCGGCGAGTACACGAAGGCGGTGCAGGATGTGCTGGCGGCGAAGTGGAGGAAGATCGGCCTGACCGTCGAGCAGGTCAGCGTGCAGGACGTGCGCTACGGCGAGGCCATCACCAAGAAGTACACGGAGGCGCAGGCCGCCGAGATCGACAAGCAGAAGGCGCTCAACGAGCAGCAGGTCGCCAAGACCGAGGCCGAGACCAAGAAGATCAAGGCGCAGGGCGAGGCCGACGCCAACGCCGTGCTCAACGAGAGTCTGACCGACAACGTGCTCAAGCAGCATTACATCGACGCTCTGTCCAACGCGGACCAGCTCGTCGTCGTCCCCGACGGCGCGGACACGCTCGTCCAGACCAAGTAGGGGTGGCGGTCATGTTCAAGCGTTATCCGTACACCATCGGCCTGTTGACCGTCATATCGTTCGTCGTCTGCGTGGGATGGCTGTTCACTCACGATGCCTGCATGCATCCGATCGGCAATGGCCTCGCCGCGTTCTGGGCGTTCGTGGAATGCCCCGTGGTGTTCGTCGCACTGTTCGAGGAGGCCGGCGAATGAACTTCGATGCACTCGTCTGGCAGCAGTGGGTGATCCTCGGATACGCGCTGCTCGAATACTTCATACTCATCGGCACGCTGCGCGAAACGAAGGTCAAGCCGGGAGCGCTTGTGTACCAGTTGCTCAGGCTCGTCATTCTCTGCGCGCTCGTGCTGACCATTTAAGGCTTGCCCGCCGCCATTGCGACCTTCCTTCCGATGCGGCGGGCGGCGACAAGGAACAAGTCGTTAACACCACCTCTCTCAATGATCGCGCCGCCGGTTCTCTCCACCGGCGGCGCGCCAAGGGCGGGCAGGTTCGCCCCCGGTCGAGATTCGCGTCAGGTGGGCGCGGGCAAAGACCGGGAAGCCGTTCGATTCGGCCGCCGTCCACTGGGGCCGCGTCAACGTCGGCCGCGATCCATCCCCATACGACAGGAAGTCAGTGGATTGCGGAAGCGATGGCGTGCGAGCCGGTGGTCTCCATTGCCGGCGTCGACCACGCCAGCGCGGCCCCGCACCAAACGAAGGAGTCCCATGAACACCCACCGCAGTCTCATGGTCTGGCCCATCACCGAACGGGGCCTGACCATGACGCCCGGCGAACTGATCGCCGAGGCGCTGGACGCGATCTGCGAATGCAATTCACGGCTCGACTACCCGCGCCTCATCCTCATGCCGTCGCCCGCCGCGTTCGTCATCGACCGAGGCGCGGCGACCATCGGCGCGGAATGCGAATGGGCATGGAAACGGGACATCAGGAAAGGAACATCATGACATCCAACGAGGAAATGGCCGAAAAACTCGCCGAGAAGTTCTACGGCCTCATCGAGGGCGACGTGTCTGTCTCCGGCGGTGAGCTGGCAAAACTGTTCGTCACGGCGCTCGACCAAGCCGGCCTCGCATTGAGCGAGAAAGCCAAGGCCTACATATCCTTCGAACCTGTGCTGCCCAATGGCAAGACGCTCGCCGACATGTTCGCCTCCAGCGACCGGAAGCCGCTCGGCACCGTCCTCGACGACGAAGACGACGAGGAAGAGGACGACGGCCCGGATGACGCCGGCGAGCTTGACGAGCTGGAGCACATGCGCGACGTGGCCGACATGGCCTATGCGGCGCTCTCCGACCTTGCCCTGCACTGCCACAACCGTCGCGAAGACGTGGCATGGGGCATCGCGAGCAGCGCAGCCAAGGACGCGCACGTCCTCGCCACGTTCGTCGGCGACTGGATCGAGGACATGGAGGACGAGGACTAGTGGCCGGCGAAACCATCCTCACGATCGTCGGCAACCTGACCGCAGACCCCGAGCTGCGCACCACCGGCACCGGCACGCAGGTGTGCGGCTTCACCATCGCCTCCACGCCGCGCGTCTGGAACCGGCAGGCCAACCAGTACGAGGACGGCCAGTCATTGTTCATGCGCTGCTCCGCCTGGCGCGACCTCGCCGGGCATTGCGCCCAGTCGCTGTCCAAGGGCATGCGCGTCATCGCCACCGGCCGGCTCTCCCAACGCTCGTATCAGGCGCAGGACGGCACCAACCTCACCGTGGTCGAAATGACCGTGGACGAGATCGGCCCCAGCCTGCGCTACGCGACCGCGCAGGTCACGAAACAGGGCGGCCACGACGGCTGTCAGGGCGGCAGCACCTACGGCAACCCCGCGGGCAACCCGCCCGTTGGCCCACGGCCAGCCGCCGCGCCGTCTCAGCCGCCGGCGTCCGACCCGTGGGCCAACGGCGGCAG